CGCCATGCCGCCCTGAATACCGGCGTTACCCATCAGCCCAATCGCAGCAGCGGTTTCTTCAAACGATATGCCCACAGTTGAAGCTACAGGACCCACGAACTTCATCGCTTCCCCTAACTGGCTTAGGTCTGTATTGGCAGAAGTAAACGCCTTCGTTAACACATCCGTGGCACGCCCTGCTTGATCTGTTTCCAGACCGTAACCCGTCATAATGTTTGAAACAACGTCAGCCGCTTCACCAAGATTAAGTTGTGCCGCCGCCGCAAGATTCAGCGTAGCCTCCATCGAGCCGAGAATCTGATTAGCGTCAAAGCCAGCCATGCCAAGAAACCCCATGGCGTCGGCGGCCTGAGAAGCAGAGAACTGAGTTGTGGCCCCAAGCTTTTTTGCCTGCGCTTCAAGCGCATTGAACTCTTCAGTACTTGCACTCGTGAGAGCCTGCACCTTGTTCATGCCCGCCTCGAAATCCCCAGCGGACTTGAGCATCAAACCACCAATAAGAGCAATCGGAGCCGTGACCTTCGCGGTCATGTTCTTACCCACGTCGGTCATCTTCTGGCCCGCCGCTTGCATCTTCGTACCGGCCTTATCCATCTTCTTTTGGAAGTCGGAAATGTCGGCTCCGAGGCTTACGAACATCGTACCTATGTTATCACCGAGAGGCATCTTGTTTTCCTTCTATTGCTAAACGTTTATCCTCCTTCGCCTGACGTGTGATTTCAACCTGACGAGCATATTCGGCTTCCGCTTCGTCGGCTTGTTTCACTCTTTCCAAATACCCACTCTTGCTTGATTTACCAAACAATCCGGGGTAGATCTGATCAGGACTTTTTTGATCTCGCCTGCCATAGCCCGCGAAATTATACACGCCCGTTACGATCATAGCAGCAGCGTGAATCCTGTTCATCTTAACATCGCCCGCACTTCTCGTCATCATTATCATTTCTCGAAAACTCAATAAATCAAATTCTCGTGGCGAAATGACCGTGTAAACGGATCGCTCAATACGGGCGAGGCTTAGTTTCCCGACTCACCGTCGGATTCTTCCTGGGTATCTTCGTCGTCGGCGAAGGATGCCATCGCCTGGTATACTTGTGTCACACATTTATATATAGCTTTCGCCGTGGCGTGAATCTCTACTTCATCCAGAGTTATATCTGGATCGTAGGCAATCAGCCCCCACCATATCACAACACACAAATCCTCAAGTATCTTTGGGTCAAGCGTCTTCATCAACGCAACAATCACATCTGATCCCGTTGCGTTTTTACCCTGAAATTGACCAAACATAGGAGCAAGGCCACGTAGAGCATCGAACACGACCGGGATAGGATCGTGTCCGAGCTTACGTAATACCTTTGCACCGTAGGCGTTCAATAAGAAGTCTCGCTTACCGCCGAAATCAATCGTGATCTTTTCCGGGTGGTTCGCTAAGGCATCTAATAGTCTTTGATCAACTACTGGGGTTTTCGGTGTTTTAGCCATCTTGGTTTTATTAGGTTACAATCGTGAAGAAAACAGGCACGCCCTGAATGTTCAGCGTAGCATCCATTTTACGAATTGACTCATCGTCTGAGCCTTCGTTATACGTAGATACCTTACAGACACCATGAGAGGCTTGATCGCCAATCGTGTTATCTGACTGCAAGAAGTAGAGCGTAGTCTTCGCCATGTGAGCATCGCGAACGATCATGGCTCCTGCATTGCCATCCTTGGCTCTGTTTCCTGATATGGAAACGTTACCAGAGATGCGGCCATATTCTTCGGTCGTGCCATCGCCAGAATCTTTATCATCGGCGTTGATCATGTTGCGTGATAAACTCAAAGGATTGCTTGTAAGCAGTCCTACCTTCGTATAGTTTGAAGGGAGTCTACGGGCGGTTTCTGTTCCCGGATCAGTTGTTGATACGTAGAAATTCTCATTCCGGGCATTGTCTTTAGTGTCAGCCATTGTGTGTTCCTATGGTGCTATGACGGGTAATAAATAAATTTGAATTGAATCACTCGGCTTTCTTGTGAAGCTTCCCCCGTCGTGGTAAACTTCGGCGTCCTCTGGTTGCGAATAAGCTCGGTTATGATGTGATTGAATCCGTTGATTATCGGTGGATTATCTTTGTTGCCTATCTCGTCTATGATCTGTTTCGCTCTGCGAGATAGCGTACGGGGCTTCGAGCCCCAAAGCTGTATCAAGACTTCTGCATTATTGGCATCATCATCCTTGTCTGAAAACGTAGACGAATAACGTTCGTCATCATCAAGGAATAGAATATACTCATTGGTACCCGAACCCTGCGCCCCAGAGTAAAACATGGGAACACCAAGAGCCAAGGCATCAATACGTGCGTAGATAACATCATTGAGATCATCGCCTAAACTTGTCATTCGATTACCCCCTCACGTGAAATGTTAATCTTAGAAAGCGGGTCTTTTGGCTTGACAGACATATAGCCCATCGTGGCACCGACCAAAAAGCCAATGCCTAAACCAAGTGCAAATATAACTGCCCCAATAATCATTTCATGTTCTTAAATGAAGTGTCTGATATAGCGAGTGCTTTTCTCATGTCAGCAAAAAACAAAGGAGCGTATTTATCAAACGCATTTTTAAAAAACATATTCGGCTCCATACCAGAAGTGACGTGGTACTTCCTGGTCTTCTCATCGAAGTAAACCCAAGGTGTGAGCCTATGGCCTCCTTTGGGATTCTCGCCATGTATACCAGTTCCCCAGTGTACAAAAGCAGCGTACTCGTTTTTGGTAAATACTTGAGCGCCGAGGCCAACTAGTAAAATCTGAATCGAGTTCCAAAGAATACCATCATCAATTCTTCTAGGATCTGAGCGTAGATTTATCTTCGCCTCTCCCTGAATCAACAAGGCATATTTGGCAACAATTTTTTTGGCCACCTTCGACTTGAAAGGGCCTTGACTTTTAAGGGCTTTCTGAACACCCTTCATACTCAGCTTAACTTTTACTCCGTCGGCCATTACTTTTTACGTTTCTTTGCGTCACGTCCCAGGTCTTTTACAAAACATACATCACCTTCACCAGGCGGCCCCCACTTCGCATACTGCTCATCCGTAGCCAATACGATGGAATCCATTTTCTCTTCAACACCCGGCGTAAACTGCACGCCCCTTCTTTCTATTCTTACTTCGTACATTTTATGCGTCCGTTCTAATTGCGGTGAATTTCTGATACCTGTCTCGCGGTCCCGTAAAACTAGGTAGTCCCTGAACCATCCAGTTGAAACCCCGATAGGCAATTTGGTACTGCCCCAGAATAGTTATGTCATCGCGGATAATAAAAACAATCTTTTGCTTTCCCTCTGGCCTACCAGACCTGATTGATTCAAGGGAGCCCACAATGCCTTCTGTAAGTATCGCAGCCGGCACGTCTGTTCCCCCTGTGATCGCTGCGTAGGTAGTGGTCGTCTCGCCACTTACGTTAGTGATGGTTGGCTCTTTAACCGTGATGCGGTGCCTTAGATTTGGTTTAGGTGTTTTCACAGAATCGGTATTTCATAATCACTGATCGTGCGCTGTGCATCCCAAGGAAGCGTTTGCAGCGTACCGGCCTCAAACTCATCCCTGTGATCGTAGTAGTGCGAAACAATTGAGCGAACCGCTTGGATAATATCCTCCGGCACATCAGAGACAGATGTTCCAAAGCCATTCGTTGTGACAACCTTTATGATTTGGATATTTGACTCTGTGAAACCACCATCACTATTCCATCTTATTTCAGGAGCCAAGCCATCTTTGTTGTACAGGTAGGCATCGGATGTAGAAGCTTCAACCGAATCTACACCTTCATATTCTGTTGTGATGGAAACGATTGCAGAAATAGGCGGCTTGAATAATCGCAGTGGTAAGGTCGTGGCCGCGTAAGAAGTCTCTACGTTGTGATCGATCAGCGTTCGGTGCGTCTTGCTCTCGAACGTTCTCACGGCTGCGTTAATCATCGAAGTAAGAATTGCATCCTCATCCCCTACGCCTGTGTTCAGGTATAGCTTCGCATCTATGAGCGAGATCAACAGCGTTGCTGGATTCGTCACATAGCGAGAAACCAACAGCTTGTTTCTGATAGGTAGAGTGGATAGACTCATAATGTTTCTACGTACTTCTCAGC